GAAAGACCTTGCGCATGGACACATCACCCATGGTGCGATCCATCTCAGACACATCATTGAATAGGTTATTACTGATGCCATCCTGAACCACAACGCCAGAATATTTACCGCCACCATCCGTGTTGTCAGTCAAGCGTTCAGACTTGTAGATTACTAAATCCTTGGTTTCAATCGCCATCGTCTAACTCCGTAAAGCGCAAGGTCACATTAAAATAATCATCCAGTGATACCGCTGGAATTCCTTTTACCGGTGCGGCCTCTAAAGCCCCATCCTGGTGGTTAAATTTGACGGTGAATTGCCGACTGTCATGCGGCTGTTCAAACTGCAGTCTGAAATTCTCACCCTGCAGCTTGGACCATTCCAAAACAGTCCGTAATTCACGCAGCTTGATCCAACCCATTTCCTGATCTGCGGGTTGCAAGGTAATTGGCCGGCCCGACTTCTTTTTGCCTTCCTGAATCACTAGAGAGCCATCAATGGTGAAGTTTTGTGTTTGCTCAATGGCCTTCCATGAGAATTCATCAGGCCATAAAAAACCGTCCTCTAATGGGACGGTTTCGGATGTTGCTAAGCGAATGAGTTTCATGTTGATTTCGCTATACCTTTTAATTGATTTACCAGACTGGTCATCACATCCTTTTGGCTTGCATCGCCTGTAAGGGATAGGATTTGACCTCCGAATTGAATGTTGTAATTCACACTATCACCCCCCTTACCATAATCTTTAGTTGATGGTACGGAAGGAATAGACGGCGCATAGTCGTTCAGGCTACTGGAACCGGTAGAAGCCACATTGATGTTATGAAGCAACTCATTGATCTTGTTGGTTCCGTGTTGAGTGGTAATGCCTTTTGCAGCCGCCTGATCAAACATCTGATTAATGACAGTATCCAAACCACCAAATGAGCTATTACCATAACTTGCCATCTTGGCATCACGATCCGCTTCCATGGCTTGCGACCAGATATTGCCAGCCAGTTTTTTGGCCTGTGCATCGTCATAACCTTGAGATTTCAGCATAGAGATAACATCATTCTTGTTATAAGAATCATAGTTATCCAGACTGCCAAGCGATTTACTTTGCTGCTTCATGGCCTTGTCAAATTCACCTTTAGCTTTATTGACTGCATCAGCCCATTCTTCGGTAGATGACTTAGCGCTGTCTATTGCCCGGGTAGCAGAGTGAACACTGCCCTCAATGCCTTTAACACCGTCACGAACCCGATCTGTCGACCGGCGCATACTATCCAGTGACTCATTCGCTTTATCACCTGCCTCTACAGAAGCCTTGCCAGTTTCATCAATTTGAATCTGCAGATTACGACCAGCTCCTGCTGAATTTGCTGCGGCTATCACACCAGCATCACCAGAAGCAGCAACTATCCCTGCCATCTTCTCATAAGCTTTCTGGACACCTTCCGCAGTAGCCTTGCCGCTATCCCGGATATTAATGAAGTCCATTAGGGCTTTTTGTGCCGCCAGTTTTAGATTTTCTCTTGTCTCAATTCCTAGTGCCTTAAACGAAGCTGTAACCGGATCAATATCATCTGGTAGCTTTTGAGCCTGTAGCTTGATTGCAATTAAGCCTTGCTCTACCTGGCTTGTTGATAGCTGCCCCTGGTCCCCAAACTCCTGAAGTTTAGCTTTGGCCATATCGATTTCAGCTTGGCTTTTGGCGGTCTCGAGCCAGTTAAGCCAGGCCTGATAAGTAACATCACCAGCTTGTTTACCGGTAATACCAGCCTCCTCTAATCTGGTCTTGAAGTCATTTAAATCATTCCCAGAGCTATTGAATGACTTAGATACCTTGTTTAGGGATGCATCCAGATCCACACCAAACAATTTTGCAGCTGCAGATGCTCTTGAGTATGAATTTTCAGCCACTTGGCCAGACCCGGTATTAGCCTTATTTAATTCAGCTATACGTAAATCACGGTTTTGGGATAGCTCAGCTTCTTTAGCGTTGATGGCATTAATTGAGGATTGGGCGGAGGCTAAGGCGTTCAAATCACCAGACTTTTTGGCTTGTTCAATCTGCTGTTCCAGAATTGCACGTTCAGCTGCTGCCTGTTTCTGATAAGCCAGATATTCCTCATCGGCTTTCTTAACATTCTCCTTGGCCAGCTTGAGAGCTTCTTCCTTTTTAGCGGCACTTTCGGCAGCCTGCTCTGCACTTTGACTTGCCTGAACACTAACCTTTCCAGCCTCATCGATGGTGACGATATAGCCTTTGGTTAATAGATCGGCCTGCATCACGCCGTCCATGACACCGCCATTGGCCTTGATGGCTGCCTCGGCATAATCCTGAGCAGAAGCCAGCATATCCTTATCTAATGCGGCTTTATTGGCTGCATGCTCCTTTTCGCGGCCCTCCAGTTCATTAGATTTCTGAATGATTGCATCAATGGTCGACTGGTTGCCATCTTTGCGAGCCTGATTTAATTGCGCATCAATGGCCGCACGTTCGCCTGCCAGATCTTTAGATTTTTGAACGAACTCTTGGTTCTGTTTATTCAATTCTATGAAAGTAGCAGTGCTACTGGTTATAGCCTCTTGATTTTTCTGATCTTGGGTTTTACTAATCTCCTCAATCGCAGCAATACCCTTGGACTTAAAGTCTGTTGCACCAGCGGTTGCTCGATCATAATAATCTTGAGCTTTCTTAGCCATCGCCTCCATATCTGCAATAGCTTGGTCTTTAGCATCACCCCATTTGAAATTAGCCTTAAACCCTTCCCACGCTGCACCAACATCATAAAACACGCCAGCAAGCAGGTTGGCCACTATGCTAATCGCATCAAAACCATCACCAATAAACCCAAATACTACATTGAGAGCCTGCAAGGCTTTGGTAAAGCCATTAGTCTTATCTGTTGCTGTGTCTACACCGCTTTCAAAATTAAATATTGCTCCAAGCAATGTATCAAGTTGATCTACGGCGATTCCAATTCCATTACCTAAAGAGCTTGCCATCGACTGAATAGTCTCGTAGGCAGTACTTAATGCCTCTTTAAGTGCCTCAATTGTGGCTGGATCAATCTTCTTAAGCTGATCCCCTACCCAGATAAAGCCTTCGCCAATATCTTCAAGTATGATTTCCACTACGTCCATATTGTCAGCAAGAGTAACCAGCCATTGCGCTACTGTTGCCGATGCACCGTTTGCTTGGTCCATGGTGCCAATCAGAATCTGCCATTGTGTAGCGATTCGCTGTAAGGCATTGCCAATAGTGGTTGGGAACTTAGCATAATCGGCTTCAATTGCAGCAGATTGACTTTGTAGGGCCTTAATGACCTTCTCGGCTGACAGTTCGCCGTTCTCGGCCATCTTACGCAGCTCACCGGTAGTCACACCCAAAGACTGAGCTAAGGCCTTAGAGATGCCCGGAGCCTGCTCCATGATGGAATTAAATTCGTCCCCCCTTAGGACGCCACTTTGGAGGCTCTGCGTGAGTTGAATGATTGCTGCATCAGCTGCAGCTGCTGATCCGCCGCCAGTCTGAATGGCCATGTTAATGGTTTTGACCAGATCAAGACTTTGCTGTTGGGTCAGCCCCATCTGCTTACCGACATCATTCACTTTCGTAAATAATCCGGCTGTAGCATCAAGGCTTGAATTAGTCATCAATGCGACTTGGTGCACACCAGCCATGGCTTGCTGAAAATTACCACCATCACTGGTTGCAATGTTGATTCGAGCTGAAAGGTTGGTATAGGAATCCGCGGCCTCTGCTAACTCACGAAGGCCTAAGCCAATACCAATACCACCCATAACCCCAATAAGGGCGGTAAATCCGGTTTTTAGTACCCCTATTCCCTTCTGCGCCGTCTGGGCTGCTGTATCTGTTTCTTTTAGACTTGTATTTGCCTTACCTACTTCTGCCTGAAATCCGCTAAAAGCCTGATCTGCTTGCTGAACTTCTTTTTCAAGTTGATCAACCTGGACTTGTGCTTTTTCAATATCTGCAGGTGAAGCTTTAGTTTTTGAAAACGCCTCAAGGTTTTGCTTAGCCTGAGCCAAATCACTCTTAAGTTGACCTAGGGCTTTTTCGGTCTTATTGCCAAAATCAGTAAAATTGCCTGCTGTAGATTTTGCGTTGTCACCAGCATCTTTGATAATGCCTGTAGCAGCATTTAGGGACTGGGTAAGCTTGTCTGCTAACTCACTGGTGCCTTTAGGAATAATATTTCCCATTTCTTTAGAGGTATCAGTTGTTGCCTGTCTTAACCGTTCTGATTCTTGCTTTATTGCATTAAATACAGATTTAGCTGCGTCTTCCGACTGCTTAATGTTGCCAACAAAACCTTTAGTGTCGGCATCCATGATTAATTTGAATGTTAAGTTTTTACCAGACATGCTGACCTCTAAATTTTAGGCAATAAAAAACCCGCTCAAGGCGGGTTTTAGTGATACAAGTAATTAAATTGATTTATTTTCTTTGGCTCGTTCTAAGCAAAATTCTTTAATTTTCGCAAATTGCTCACCGCCATTCTTTGAATCCATTTCATATGTCTTATAACCATCAAGTGCCGTAGTTATGCGGATTAAGATTCTTGAGCTATTTTCTATTTGCATTCGATGGCTTTCGCTTAAAACAATAACCTTATTTAATGAAGATAGGCTTGAGGTGCCTTCTGACATTGGTTGGTTATCAAATCTAATCTCATAATTACCTGTAGCGCCATCTTTTGTGAAATCTCGAATTTTGATAGGCGTATCTGCCACAAAAACAGCATTCAATCCACCATAATATGAACAACCTATTGTTAAGCCGGCATTGGTTTGCAAACCAGTTTCAGCATTAATTGCTTTGTTGGACAAATAAAGACCTTCTTTATCTGTCATTTTATCAATCTCACGCTCTAACTGCCATTTGGTTTCTTTGGGTTTGTCATCTTTAACAGGATTGGTTATAGTCTTTGCTTCCACTTTCTCATTATTACTATTTTTGTCTGCAAATGTATTCCATAAAAAATATCCAAAGCCACCTATAATCAATACCACCACCACTAAAATTAATGGATTGTTTTTATATTGTGTACCACACGTTCTGCAGTGAGAATCCGCAGGCCTCATTGGTTTTTTACAAGATTTACAGTATTTGATACCCACTATTACCGCTCCCATTCAATCTTATAGATCTGGCCGTCTACAACT